CTTAAGGAAAGGATTGTATATGGAGAAGAAAAGATGGGTTGAAGCCACCCCGGTCCCAGACGGACTAAAAGACTTTAGTAAAGTCTTCGAAGAGCTTAAATGGCTCCACGAGACAAGACTGATGGCAGAACGGATTCCTTCATCTAAGATGAAAGATTCCCTTCTTGAGGATCTATCCAAAAGGATGGACGATCCGGATTACTTACCCCGAGACACTCTTGTGCAACAGCTCGAAAAGGCTGCTAACACATACAGTGATCTTGAGGCCAGATTCCGTGACGTACAATCCACTTTGGCGGAAATCGAGGATGATCTTATCATGGATCATTCTAGACTGCCAAATCTCTATCAGTCTCTTCTGCATAAGCACTTTTGTGCTGTCCAGAAGTGTAGAGTCTTTTTCTCTGTTTTGGGTTTCCTGAGTGGTTTTCTCTCCGTCCTAATTCTCCAGCATATACTCTCCTAACTTTAGGAGCCTACCTAAGACCTAAAGATAGGTTCGTCACCTATCCGATGTTTCCTCTATCCTTGTGTAAGGAGTAAAGGTCATGTTGCAATTGCAACAACATCAGGAAGGTGTGACGCGACGTCTTTTTGTGATAGGCATTCCACGTTACTTGATTAATCCATTTTATGGATTAATCTGTAAGTGGGAGAGCTGCTCTGGAAATGAGTGGACCCTTAAGAGACTTAAATCTCTTAAGGTCGATCTCATTCGTCAGCAGAGCGGTCTACCGAATCTCACCTGGGTTCGCAAGAACCGTAGGGGTGAGATCGCGGGGATCATTGGCTCTCTGTTTCGCTGGGCTCAACAATCTGAGAAGAACTTTGCAAAAGCTATTCAAGCCTTAATGGCTTATAGTTTTTACATCTTTCCGACCCTCACTGAGAGTCAGAAGGAAAAGTTCTTATCTGGTGTTAATCCAGAGATAACAGAGGATGGTCTTACTAAGAGGTTCCATGAGGAATTCTCAAAGAAGATCCGCCAAAAGCTCAAAAGAGTCTCTATTCTGAAAAGAGTAGAGCCTCTGGTGACTTACCAGGGTTCTCCTGGAAAGAAGTCTCCTCGCCTGTTTGGTAAGCGCTCAGTACGCCAGTGTGATTCAGTACTGGATGATCTCCAGTTCTTTAACACATCTGGTGGTTTGAACACTTACATCAAGTTTAGGTCATTGTATCGACCTCTACTTGAAGGTGTTAAGGAGCGCCGGGATTACTTAGATAATGTCGTTTCCAATGTTGGAAAACGAGATTTACCTAAGTCTCAAGTAATTGGTGGAGAGATCCACTTCTTGCAAGAGCCCGGTGGTAAGCTACGTTCTGTAGCTTCACCTCTTAGGATACATCAAGAAGCGCTTCGTCCTTTAGGAGAAGCACTTTATAGATGTATTAAGTCACTGCCTTGGGATTGCACACATGATCAAATGCGTGCTATTCCTCACATCCAGTCTTGCCTTAGGCAAGGTGGTAAGGTCCATTCTGTGGATTTGTCCTCAGCAACTGATCGGTTCCCATTAACCCTTCAGGAGACAGCTCTACGAGCTATCTTCCATAAGAGATTTTGGAAACACATTGATCTCTTCATTGAGATCTCTAGATCAAGTTGGAAATCACCTATTGGTGAAATTCAATGGACTAAAGGTCAGCCGCTTGGATTGTATCCAAGTTTTGCTGCCTTTTCACTTACCCATGGACTTCTCTTGCTACATCTAGCTAATTATGATTTCCATAATCAGTTCTTTGTAGTCGGAGATGATGTAGTTATCCTTGAACCATCGCTCAAAGATAAATACATTTCCATGTTAGACCGGATGGACTGCCCTTGGTCGGAAGATAAATCTATCTCTTCTAGCCAACTCTCTGAGTTTGCTGGTAAGATAGTCACTAAGGAGAGGGTAATACCTCAACTTAAGTGGAGGAGGATGTCTGATGACAACTTCCTAGATATCTGCCGCCTTCTGGGCCGTCAGAGTCGCTGTCTCCTATCTGGGAGGCAGAAAGCAGTCTTCGATAAGGTTGCAAATCTTTGCGATCCTATCGGCCTCAATTTCTCTTTGCCGGGTGATAACCTTGCAAAGATGGTTGAGAGGACTGTAGATTTCTACCAACCTGAAAAGGTGGTCTTAGGTACCCTTATGGGCCTAAGAAGGAAGTTTAACCAATTGGTTTATACTTCCAGTGAGAAACTAGATAGTGATGAACTATCTGAGCTCTCATCTACCTTCGACGAGAAGGTAAAATCTGCATTGTACCAGACCTTATTCTCCAGGTGGAGTACCTCAAACTCCATTGGTTTAGAAGGCCTTGATACACTGCCGCAGGCTCTTGACTTACAGCCAAGATTACCTTTGAGAGAACGGCAACCCACACGGGTTACGCAACTCGAAAGGTATGAAAGGCTGATCACAAAGTGACCAACTGTCACTCCTTCCGAGAACCCCG